AATAGTGACGGCCAGTCCGCTCCCGAGCTGGCCGCTCACCTAACTGCTTGAAAGGATGACGAGATGCCAACAATAGTTACGGCCACAGAGCTTAGGACGATTCTTGGCGTTTCGTCATCCCTATATAACGATGCTTATCTAAATGATATTGTCGATGCTTCAGAGAACTTAGTTCTTCCAATGCTGGTCACTTTTCAAAGCAAAATAAACAAAGTAAAGCTTGAGAATAATATCGCTTACTTTGAGACCGCAACAATTCAAGAATTTACGCAAGGCCAATCCGTAATAATTACTGGCTGCGGATCACCATTTAATGGCACTCACACAGTAACCGATGACGAAATTTCAGATTATGTATTCACAGTCGCAATCACCAATGCAGATATATTGGAGAAGAATATCATCCCAGCAGGAAACGCTGCGCTCTCTGGACTATCAACCTATGTCGGAAATGCCAATGCTGAAGCTGCAATTCTGGCTATCTCAGTCGAAATCTTCCAAGCAAGAACAGCGGCAGGTGGAGCTATCGAAGGCGTAGATTTTAGCGTAACCCCTTACCGCCTATCTAAGAATTTACTTGCAAAGGTAACTGGCTTACTTGGCCCATATCTTGATGTAGAGACGATGGTCGGTTAATGCCATCAACAATTGCCACAGATGTCAGAGGCCAACTTAAAACCGCTCTGGCTGGCTGCAGCGCCAACATTTATGATTCAGTTCCAGAAGCGCCTATCGTTCCTGCAATAGTGTGCGTTCCAGATGCGCCATATATGGAGCTTGAAGTATTAGGCAAGACAACTATTCGAGTCAAATTAAATTACACCATAACTGCTTGCGTTGCGTATTTCAGCAACGCCGCTTCTCTGGACAATTTAGAGCAATTAATTATTAGTATTCTTGGAGCGTTAAACGCTTCCAAGTATGAGTTATCGACAGTCGATAGGCCGTCAGTAACAACAGTAGGAACGACCAATTTATTGGTTGCAGACATACGCTTGAGCGTCCGCTACGAGCAAACCGCATAGGAGACCCAAATGCCAACTACAGTAATAACTGGGCGCGATGTGACCTTCACACTTGATAGCGCTAGCTACGATGCCCAAGCAACAAGCGCAGTCTTAAGCTGCGAAACAATTATCGAGACCTATCAGACCCTTGATGGTCGCGCTTATAAGTCCGTTGATAAGCAATGGACATTTACAATTGAATTGCTACAGGATTGGGGAGCTGCTAGCTCACTATTCGAGGCAATGTGGGCAGATGCTGAATCAGCACCTAACACAGCATTAACAGTTGCTTTCACAGCAATAACTGGAGCAGCGTTTAGCTTTACAGTTTTGCCAATCTTCCCAGCAGCAGGAGGCGCAGCACCAGGAGCGCTAACTGATACTTGGACGATGACAGTAATTGGAACTCCAACAGAGACCTTTAGTTAAGAGAGATCGGAGCATCGGGAGCTATGAAACTATCAATTACAATTGAATATAACTCAGGCGAATCAGCAACTTATATTGCTCAACCGCCAGAGTGGGCTAAGTGGGAAAAGGCAACTGGACACACTATTACCAAAGCTCAAGAAAATATAGGAATCTGGGACTTGATGTTCTTGGCCTATAACGCTCACAAACGCGAAAGCGCTGGTAAGCCGATAAAGAGCTTTGAGATATGGATGGAAACAGTTGCCGACATAAAGACAGGCAACGATGACCCAAAAGCCATCAGCCCGACAGCGTAAGGCGGCTATTAGTAATAGTTGCTCTTAAGACTGGAATTCCAATGCAATATTGGGATGACTGGGACGATGTAGCAACGGCAGTCGAGCTGATAAAGGAAAGGGATAGCAATGGCTGAAGAAGTGTCAGCATTTGACAGGACAGAGCTTCGCCAAGTCTATAAAGCCTTTTCTGTTTTAGGTGACGAAGCCAAAGCCGAGGCTCGCCAAAGCTCTAATGCTCTTGCCACATATCTTCAGACTGCAATCGCTACAAAAGCCAGAACTAGAACGCAAGGCCAGCAAGCCATTAATCGAATCGTTAGCGGATCTAAAGTATCTAAAACCAGCACTACTGGCGAAATTAAATACGGCTTTGCTAGTCAAAGATTTAGCGGTGGAGCTAATACTCAAATGCTTTGGGCTGGCTTTGAATTTGGTTCAAATAAATTCAATCAATTTCCTGCTTACTCTGGCAGACAAGGGCGCGGCTCTCGCGGATGGTTTATTTATCCAACTCTACGCCAAGAGCAGAAGAATATTGTGGCACAATGGACTAGAGCATTTAACAAGATATTAGATAAGTGGGGCATAAATGGCATCTGATTCCAGAGCATTAACGCTCAAGCTTCTTGCAGACACAGCAGACTTTCAAAAGAAATTAGCAAATGGCTCTAAAGATATTGATGATATTGGCGAAAGAGCTAAAGAATTTGGTAAGAAGGCAGCTGTTGCATTTGCCGCTGCTGGCGCAGCTATTGGCGCATTTGCAATCAGCGCAGTCAAAGCTGCTGCCGAAGATGAGACCGCCCAACGCCGATTAGCCGAGACTATTACTGCAACGACTGGCGCTACTGCTAAACAAATTGAGGGCGTTGAGAAATACATAAAACAGACTTCAATCGCTATAGGAGTCGCAGACGATGGGTTGCGCCCTGCCTTTACTCGCTTAGTTAGATCAACGCAGGATGTAGAAGAAGCTCAGAAGCTACTAAATTTAGCACTAGATTTAAGTGCTGCAACTGGCAAGCCATTAGAGACAATATCTAACGCTTTGGGTAGAGCCTATGATGGCAACACTACCGCCCTTGGCAAGCTTGGCCTTGGCCTTGATGCAGATATCATAAAGAGTAAAGACTTCGATGCAATCTTCCAGCAGCTGACTGGCACATTTGGAAATTTTGCCGAGAAGGAATCAGAGACCACAGCCAAGCAATTAGAGCGCGTCAAGATAGCTCTTGATGAAGCCAAGGAATCTATCGGAGCTGCCTTGCTGCCAATAGTTCAAGAACTTACGGCTTGGATATTAGACAACTTCATTCCAGCTTTAGAAGCATTTATCTCTGGCTTGACCGGGCAAGATAGTTTAGATGAAGCTCTTACTGATAGCCAAAAAACCGCTGTTGAATGGGGTAAAAAGGTTAGAGGATTTATTAACACAGTTATCGATCTTAAGGATGAGCTTATGATCGTTGCTGGAGTTATAGCAACAGTATTTGTAGTATCTAAATTAGTAGCTGGAGTGCAAGCAACTATTGCTCTCATTACTGGCCTAGTTACCGCTTATAACCTTTTGCGTAATAGCGCAGTAGCCGCTGCTATTGCTTCTAGATTCGCTCTTAACCCACTTGCTGGCTTAGCAACTGGCGCAGCAGTAGTCGGAGCAATCATTGCAGCGGTTAAATTATTCGATAATGTAACCGCGGCATCAGGCGGCACAGGCGGCAACACAGTTGCAGCAGCAAGCCTTCCATCAGGCTTCACCGCTGGGACGCCAGTTATTGGCGGTGGCGTTACTACTGGAGGCGGTGGCGTTGGCGGTGGAATTGCTACAGGAATTACAGCTCCAATAGTTAAAGGGACAATGCCTTCTTTTCCATCTGGACTTAATCCAACTGGCAGAGGCATATCTTCGGGCTTTGATGTAGCAGCAGCTAGACGCGGAGACGAGGGCGGCAATGTCGTTATTAATGTCAATGCTCCATCAGTAATTGATGAAGAAGGATTTAGCCGAGCAATTCAACTTGCTCTAAATAACAGCAGCCGCAGACTTGGCGGCGGCGGTGATCAACTAATCTTATGACCGCTTGGAGTCCAGTCTATCGAGTTAAAGTCAATGGCTCTACAGTCACTAACGCCACACTTAGCGGACTTACTATTACCTCTGGCCGCGATGATATTTATCAACAGCCGCTGGCTGGCTATTGCAGCCTAACCTTAATTGAGACTAATGGGGCATCAGTTCCTTATGAGATTAACGATGCAGTAACAATAGAAGTCCAAGATTCAACTGGCACTTATGTCAATCTTTTTGGCGGCTTTATTACTGACCTAGGAATTACAGTCCAGACTTCGGGATCAACAGCAACGAGTCAAAGAATTCAGATAACAGCAGTAGGAGCTTTAGCAAGACTTGCTAGGGCGGTTTATGTTGGCAACTTTGCTCATCAAGTTGATGGAGACCGAATAGAAGAATTGCTATCAACAGTCCTATTTGACCAATGGAATGAAGTTCCAGCAGCTGAAACTTGGAATGGATATGACGCTACTACTCAATGGCAGGATGCTGAAAATAGCGGACTAGGTGAAATAGATACTCCAGGCGATTATGAGCTTCACTCTGAAAGCAACCTAAACGACACAGTTTATAACCTAGCTTCTCGCTTTGCTAATAGCGGACTTGGCTATCTGTATGAAGATTCTCAAGGCCGTATTGGATACGCCGATTCAACCCATAGAGCTCAATACCTCGTATCCGATGGCTATCTAAATCTTGATGCTAACGATGCTATAGGTCCGGGATTATCAATCGTTAAAAGAGCTGGCGATGTTAGAAATGCGATAACTCTTTCCTATGGGTCAGCTGGCAATCAAAGTGTCACCGATAGCGACCCATCATCAATTGAGCAATATGGCCAACTAGCAGCAACTATTCAAACCACTCTGCGCAACCAGAATGATGCGGAGGATCAAGCTGAGTTCTACCTTACTATTCGCGCTCAGCCTCAATTTGCATTGCGTCAAATCAGCTTCCCAATATCCAGCCCAGAGATACCTGATGCTGAGCGGGATGACCTTCTAAATGTATTTATGGGCCTAGCCCTTAGCATAGATAACCTGCCACCTAATATGGTAAATGGCACATTCTTAGGATTCGTAGAAGGCTGGACTTGGACCGCTAGCCTTAATCAGCTCAATCTGACTATGAATGTAAGTCCCCTAGAATTTTCGCTGCAGGCGTTCAGATGGACTTCCCTGCCAAATAACTTAACTTGGAATGATGTCAGCCCTACTTTGGACTGGCAGAACGCTACAATAGTAGGCTAAAGGAGAACTATGGCAACGACAACGATTTTTGGTATTGACCTTCCAGATGA